ACTTTAGGTACAGCTACCATTTCAGCAGGTGAGATTACAGCTTTATCAGGCACTCCTTCGTGGTATCAGTATGACATCAAAGGAAACTCTAGCTTAGAGACTACTGTAAACTCATCAAGAGAGAATGGTACTACTTTTTACACGCAAACTCTTAACTTGACACTCACTTACTTAGATAAGGCTACTCAAGAGGAGATTAAACTACTAGCTGCTGCTAGACCTCACGTTGCTATAGAGGATTACAATGGAAACTTTTTCCTAGTAGGACTTGAACACGGAGCAGAGGTAACTGGTGGTACTATTGTTTCAGGTGCAGCTATGGCTGACCTTTCAGGATTTACTTTGACATTTGAAGCTATGGAGACAGCTCCTGCATACTTTGTTACCTCTACAGTAATTACAGATGATGCTTCAGCTACTCAGATTGACCCTGATGCTTAATATTGTTTTTTAGAGAAAAGGAGGCTAGCTTAATGTTAGCCTTTTTTTTTGCACCTATGCAAAATAATTACTTTTTAGCGTTATATATGTATGAAGATACTTACTACTAGCACGGCAGCACAGAGTCTAAGATTTGTTCCTAGAGATTATGTTACAAGTGCTACGCTATATATAAGAGATGACAGCACCAATGTAACTACTAATCAAGCGGTAGAGTTGGTGCAAGATGGTGATGAGTTGGTATATACAGCAAGTTTTGAGTTAATAGAGGGAAGATTCTATGATTTTGACTTTGTTGTTGATCCTAACTTGTGGGAGCAAAACACTTTGCTATGGAATATGAACTACGACAAGTGGGAGGACTCTCAGGGTGCAGCTCTTAGTTTGTATAAGGATAAGATATTCTGCACGGATCAGCCTTTAGATCAGACAGAGGATGAGTACTACACAGTAAATAAAAATGAGTATGTAACAGAAAAGACATACGATAATGAGTACATAATAATATGAGAAAGCTAAAGAATCAAAGACCTGCTCCAAAGCCTAAGTCTCAATCAGAGGTGCATCTAGTTAATCTAAGTACCTACACTTCTCCTAAAATCAAGGAAGTAAGAGGCAAAGAATGGGTGTCCTATGGAGAGGATAACAATTACTATCAGTTTTTGATTGATAGATACAATGGATCACCTACTAACAATGCTGCTATTAATGGCTTGTCAGAGATGATTTACGGAAAAGGCTTAGATGCTACTGACTCTAACAGAAAGCCTGACCAATATGCACAAGCTATCACTTTGCTTAAAAAAGACTGTGTAAGAAAGCTAGTTTTTGACCTTAAACTAATGGGTAGCTGTGCAATGCAGATTATCTACTCTAAGGACAGAACAAAAGTAGCTCAGGTAGAGCATTTTCCTATTGAAACACTAAGAGCTGAGAAATGCAATGAAGAAGGAGATATAGAGGCTTACTACTATTTTAAGGACTGGGCAAATATCAAACCCACAGATGAGCCTAAAAGAATACCTTGCTTTGGATATAGCAGAGAGTCAATAGAGATTTATGTAGTTAAACCTTACAGAGCAGGATTCTATTACTATTCGCCAGTAGATTATCAAGGAGGATTACAGTATAGTGAGCTAGAGGAGGAGATTTCTAACTATCACTTAAATAATATCCTAAATGGTTTAGCACCATCTATGCTTATTAACTTCAATAATGGAGTGCCTAATGAAGAGCAAAGAAGATTGATTGAGAATAGAATTTATGAGAAGTTCTCAGGCAGCTCAAATGCAGGAAAGTTTATTCTTAGCTTTAATGACAATGCAGACGCTCAGGCTAATATTGAGCCAGTTCAGCTCTCAGATGCTCATAATCAGTATCAGTTCTTATCAGATGAGAGTGCTAGAAAGATTCTAGTAAGCCATAGAATCGTTTCTCCTATGCTTTTAGGTATTAAGGATAACACAGGTCTAGGAAACAACGCAGACGAGCTTAAAACAGCCTCTATTTTGATGGATAACACAGTTATTAGACCTTTTCAAACTTTATTGATAGATGCTTTTGATCAGATACTAGCTTATAACAGCATTTCTCTTAATCTATACTTTAAAACTCTACAGCCACTAGAATTTACAGACTTAGAAAATGTGGTAGATGATGAAACAAGAGAAGAAGAAACAGGAGTAAAAATGAGCAAGCAAAATCCTGAGGCTACTGAGGAGCTTGCAGACCTATTGCAAGAGTTTGGAGAAGATGAGGATTTAGATAATTGGGTGCTTGTTGATGAGAGAGCGGTAGATTACGATCAAGAGGAGGCTTTAGATAAAATGATAGGACTAGCCTCTACAGGAACTGCTAGACCAAATGCAAAGAGCGAGCAAGATGGAGAAGAGGGTAACCTAAGATTCAAAGTAAGATACCAATATGCACCACTAAAAACCTCAGATAACTCAAGAGAGTTTTGTCAAAAGATGGTAGCTGCTAAAAAGATTTATAGAAAAGAGGATATTCAAGCTATGAGTCAAAAAGCAGTTAATGCAGGATGGGGTGCAAATGGTGCTAGTACTTATGATATTTGGCTATATAAAGGAGGGGGAGACTGTCATCACTTTTGGATGAGAAAAACCTATATGGCTAAGGGTGTTAATCCTGATGCTACTAATCCTAATGCAGAGATAAGTGTCAATAAAGCAAAGAAGGAAGGCTTTACTCCTGAGGTAAATGATCCTAAAGTAGCTAAGAGACCAAAAGATATGAAAAATAGAGGATTTTTAAAACCTAGAGGATAATGGCTACAGCACTTTTTATAACAAGAACGGATCTAGTAAGAAATAGTGTCTTAGATGGCAACGTAGATACTGATAAGTTTATTCAGTTTATCAAGATTGCACAAGAGATTCACGTCAGAAACTATCTAGGATCAGATTTATACAACAAGATTAGCAATGACATTCTAGCTAGCAACTTAACAGGAGACTATCTAACGCTAGTAAACACTTATGTACAGCCTATGCTGATACACTATGCTATGGTGGACTACTTGCCATTTGCAGCCTATACGATTAAAAACGGAGGTATCTATAAGCACGTTAGTGAAACAGCAGAAACAGTTTCTAAAGAGGAGGTAGATTACTTAGTGCAAAAGGAATTAGACATAGCAGAATACTACACAAGAAGATTCATAGATTATATGAGCTTTAATCAGAGCAAGTTTCCTGAGTACACATCTAACTCAAATGATGACATCTATCCTTCACACGATGCTAACTTTAATGGATGGGTCTTATGAAGTATAAACCAAAGCAAACCAATATTACAAAACTAAAACAGTACTTAAATAAAATAACAAACAATGGCAACACTAACAGGAAATACAATTAAGGACACTTATCAGTCGCTCCTTAAAGTAAATGACAATGGAGAGCTAGCAGCAACTCTTCAAGAGATTACAGATGGAGTTGGTAATGGCTCAGGTGTCAGCTTAAATACAACTGGTGATCTTAAAGCAGAGGGTACTATTGAGTTTGGCTCTTTGAAAGACACAGGAGAAGCTATCACTATAACAAAGTTTGTAGATGAAGCTGACGGCATAGGTAACAATGACAATGATACATCTATTCCTACTTCTGCTGCCATTATAGATTATGTAGCTGCAAAAATTACAGAAGAGGATTTAGACTTTGCAGGAGATTCAGGTACTGGCTCTGTAGATTTAGACTCTCAGACTTTCATTATTGCAGGAGGTACAGGATTAGACACAACAGCGTCAGGGCAAACGCTTACAGTTAATATTGACAGCACAGTAGCAACGCTTACAGGCACTCAGACGCTTACTAACAAGACAATAGACCTTACTGACAACACTTTAACAGGCACTTTAGCTGAGTTTAATGCTGCACTATCAGATGATGATTTTGCCTCTCTTACAGGAGCTGAAACGCTTACTAATAAAACTATAAATGCCGACAATAATACTATATCAAACTTAGAGGTAGATAACTTAAAAGCAGGAGTACTAGATACAGATTTGACTACTGTTTCAGCATCAGATGATACTTTAGCTTCAGCAAAAGCTATTAAGACTTATGTAGATGCTAATATCACAGCTCAGGACTTAGATATAACAGATGGCACTACTACCTCAGCAGTAGATTTGGATTCTCAAACTATGACTATTCAAGGCACAGCCAATGAGGTGGAGGTTAGCTTAACAGATCAGACTTTTACAGTAGGACTTCCTGATACTATCAATGTAAATGTTTCAGGCAACATTACAGGAGACATCACAGGAAATGCAGATACAGCTACTGCTTTAGAAACAGCTAGAGATATTGCATTATCAGGAGACGTAGTAGGATCAGCTAGCTTTGATGGTACTGCTAATATTACAATAGATACCACTATTCAGCCTAACTCAGTAGCACTAGGAACAGATACCACAGGAGACTATGTGGCTAACTTAGGAACTGCTACAGGGGTTACTATTGGAAGCAACACAGGAGAAGGATCACAGCCTACAATTTCAGTAGATTATGGCTCATCTGCTAACACAGCAGTAGAGGGAGATACTGAGATTACAATAAGCGGCACTACAAACCAAATAGAAATAACAGGAACTGCTAATCAAGCACTAGGAGGCGCACCATCTTACACAGTAGGCTTAACTGATGATGTTACAATAGCAGGCAGCTTAATAGTTAGCAATGATCTAACAGTAAATGGTACTACTACCACAGTAAACACTCAGACGCTATCAGTAGAAGATCCTTTGATAGCTTTAGCTATTGCTAATGATGCTAACTCAGTAGATACAGGATTCTATGCTAAGTACTCTTTAGATTCAGGTGTTACTACAAAGTTTGCAGGCTTGTTTAAGGATGCTTCAGATACTGATACTTTTAAGCTATTTAAAGGCTTAGAGGTAGAGCCTACTACTACTGTTGATACAGCAGGCACAGGATATGCTTTAGCAGACATTC